GCTAACATGACAGGATATGTAGGAATCAACCCGGGAAAAATTTTATTAACAGTGGCATCTGAAACACCACAACGCAAATCCTTCTCAATGATGCGTTCAATAACATAAGCATCTTCAGCAGGTAATGATTCCAAAATCCATTGTAGATGCTGAAATGCAGCATTGCCTGTAAGCTGGCGAGAAGAAAGTTTCTCAAGCTCAGTGAGTGCCTGTTCAAGTGTAAGTTTACTCTTAATTACGCCGGTCTTGTAAGGCGGAATGCGACGAATGAAAAATTGCGTATATGGATCTAAAGCAAGAAATAATGCTCGCTTGAGATTAGGTTCATCAGCGTGCTTCTTTAAAATGGCTTCCTTTTCTAACCGACTGGTAGTTCCAGCCAGGGCACGAAAAATATATTCCATAGTTCCTCCTTGAGTTACTATGAAATATAATGTACAAGAATGGTGATGTCAATGGTTAATTAAACCATTTCAATTTCACCAGTTTGCATATTACACACCACTATTTTATTGATTTTTTTATCCGATATTTCTGTGTATTTAAGAACTTTATCTATTCCTAGTTCTTTGGAGCTAGACTCAAATATTTTATAATTGAAATTGAAATTGTAATGTTTGTTTAATTGGTTTTGTATACTATTCAAGAAATTAAATCTTTCATCAGGTGTAGCTATAGTATTATTAAGCAACACAATTGCAAAGTCATAATGCACATGTTGGTCAGGCCTATGAAATTTATCCCAGTATAGTTTAGTAGTTTCTACTATATGATATGGGAATAATGCTGGAGTATAAGATTGATTTACTAAAGATGGCCGATATATCTCACAAAATAAACTTTTTTGTAAATTGTTATTTACAATAAATTCTGCATTTTTATTAAAAAAATCTGTAAGAATATGATGTATGCTACCAGGTCCATAAGAACTTATAAAGGTAAATATTTTTTTTGCAAATAAAGCATAGGTAGTTCTTCTCATAAAAAATATAGTGTCACTGACCATTCTTGCTTCTAAATTTAGATGATTAGTTTGTATCTCATTTTCCTTTGGAAAGGAAAAACTGTGACCATCTAATACCTTTATAAACATGTCTGGTCTAGTCAATAAAACATAATCATAATCATAAGAGATTCTATCCTCTACATAAGACCACAAAAAAGAATTTTTGTGGTTATATAATAATTTGTTTTCATCCTTATAAATTTCGTAATTAATAATTCCTTTTTCTTTTTTTGCTTTATATAATTCTTGTGTTTTTACATTAGACGATAACTCTAAACGAGTATCAATACCTGTTTTTTTATAATCCAAATCCCATGTGAAAACATAATTATCTTGGGAATCAAAAATGTTCCAAGAAGGATAACAGGATGAAAATTCTCGTAAAAGACCACACGCAATAAACGCAACTCGTTTAGACATTTAATTCTTCCATATTAACAGTTAATATATCTTTAAAAGTACGCCCAGTTAAATAAGTATAAGTTTTAATTTTGTCCAAACCTATTTCTAAGGATTCAGCTTCAAAAATCTTATGAGAATAATTAATGATTGGTGTATTTAGTTTATGTAATGCTAGGTCTCTTTCTTTTGGTGTTAGTATTGTTGGATTAATTAATAATAATGCTATTTCGTAAGGAACACCTATTCTTTCTGGTGGCCTGCATCTATCAAAACTAATTTTGAATTCCTCAGATAAATTACACATAAAAGATTCTTCACCAATAGCTGACAAAATCACTGAAGGCCGTCGTATATCACACATGAAAAATTTTTTTAGATTATCATTTATAATGAAATTTTTATGTTTATCAAAAAAATCTGTTAATTGATGATGAATCATATGCATGTGTTCATTTTTTGTGATATAGTCTGAAAAATACTTAACAAACACACTATATGTGCTTCTTCGCATAAAAAAAACATAATCTCCCATTAAAGGACCATCTATACAAAAAACTTGTATTTCATTTTCTCCCGGGTGTATTAAAGTAGGAAATCTTCGCTTATAGAAATACATGTCTGGTCTAGTCAATAAAACATAATCATAATCATATGAGATATTATCTTCCACATAAGACCATAGAAAAGGACTCTTTAAAGTAGGGTTAATATTGCCATTATCTTTATACACCTGGTAGTCTAATATAATTTTTTTATCTTTAGCTTCTATAAGGTCTTCAATTTTAGTTATAGATGGTATAGGCTTTTCAAGGCAAGATTTTTTATAATCTAAATCCCATGTGAAAACATAATTATCTTGGGAATCAAAAATGTTCCAAGAAGGATAACAGGATGAAAATTCTCGTAAAAGACCACACGCAATAAACGCAACTTTATTCATATTAAAATAATACCGGTATGTTATACATGTTTTCAAAATCCATGGCATCTGTTTGAGTATTAACCATGGGTTTTCCTTTTATATTTAAACTAGTGTTTAAAATCATTGGACAACCTGTTTCTTCATACCAGCATTTTAAAAATTTATAAAAGTCTGGTGAATCTTTTTCAGAGACAGTTTGAACTCTAGATGTTCCGTCTACATGAACGATGGCAGGAAATTCTAAAGGATGTTTACATGTTGCTGTAAATTGCATGTAGGGAGAGTCTTTACATGGTAAATGAAAATACTTATGAGCATGTTCAGCCAAAATAGCAGGGGCGAAAGGGCGAAATTTTTGTCGTTGTTTAATAACATTTACCATATCTTTTATATTATTTCCACGTGGATCTGCTAATAAACTTCTATGACCTAAAGCTCTTGGTCCAAATTCAGACCGGCCGGCAGCTACACCAGCAATTTTGTTTTCTAACAATGTATCTATCAATACTTCATTTGGGTATCTATTACCGATATCATGGCCCAGATATGGATTCTTCCAATTTAAAAATTCTTCCTGAAAAGCAGCAACACAACCTAAACTATTTCCAGCGTCCCCTGGGTTTGGCATAATCCAAACATTTTTAAAATACTTAAAAGCTATTTCATTCGCCACACAATTTAATGCACAGCCTCCGCTTAATACTACATTATCAGAATTTGTTATTTTTTTTGTTTTATCTAATAAATCGTGCAAATGAAGTTCATATATGAATTGTGTTGCAGCTGCAATATCATACTTGTCTTGTTCAGTGTTTAATTCTGGTCTCCACCAGGAACATCCTCTATGAAGATTGTGATTTAGCTTTAATAATTTTTTACTATCAAAAAAATCTTCTAATATTATAGAAGTATATTTTAATGGATCGCCGTATGCTGCCATACCCATCAATATATATTCTTCTTCGTTAGGTTTTAATCCAATTCGATGTGTCATAGCTGAATACCATAACCCCAAACTATGCGGATACTTGAGAGACATTTTTTTCTGTAGTCTAGTCCCCTTTCCATGCCATATAGTAGTAGTATCAAACTCACCTATAGCATCTATTACAAGAACGGCTGCTTCTCTAAATGGAGATGTGTAATATCCCCCAGCCGCATGGCTGTGATGGTGACCAACGAACTCAACGGGTGCATTAATACCATATTTTCTTAGATATTTTTTCGGATTATGAAATTGCAATCCTTGCCCGGCATATAAACCACGTAGACACTTTAAATAAGGATTTTCATGCCATATAACTAAATCAGGATTACCATATTTTAATGCGTCTTTGACTATGCCTAGGTTTATATTAGGATCATTTTTTAACCCAGAATATCTTTCGCTTTGTGATGCAAATAATATTTCGTTATCTTTTATAACCGTTATAGATGCATCATGACCGGGAGCGGAAACTCCCCAAATTAAATTACTCATTTTACGCGAGGCCTATTATTGGTATAAAGTTCGTCAGGAGCTGTATAAACTTTTCCATTGCCATCCCAAATCCAAGAAGAATCTGTAGCAGGCACACTATTTACTAAGTGTGGATGAAGAGATTTTATTCTCTCAAAGATATTTTCAGCCATAACAGTGTATCCTTTAGCATTAGGATGGTCACAAATTTCCGACAAATGTTCTGGTTTTAAATTTTTAGATAAACTATCCCATTCTGAATCAATAGCTTTATCTTTTAACTCGGGCGCAAGCAGTTGTATATTAGTAGTTATAAAATTATTAAAACCCCCATAAAGAAAATTCATACCATATTTTTCACAAATTTCATTTATCACCTTGACATAAAAAATTTGTTCTAGGCACATGTCTAAGTCTGGATTTTCTATGAAAGTAAAATATTCCATCATTAACGGATGTGTTTGAAACTTAGTATTGGTATTTGCACCTAATAATAAATCAGTAACTCTTCCTCCAGTATAAAAACTTATTCTAGACGGAAAAGTCATTAACCAAAAAATAAAAATATCATACTCAGTTTGTAAATTTTTATAATCCTCTAATTTTTCTATAAATCTTTTAGCTTGGCCGGAAGTAGAAGATCCTCCAAGCCCTTTATTAATACAATAATCATACCCTAATAGTTTTTGTAATTTTATCGGCCATCCTTCTTTATGAAAATTTGGACGATGCAATTGATAAATGCTTTGTGGTATAAGGTCATTTTTTCTTTCTTTTTTAGTTAAAGGTTTTTCTATATCATCAGAATACGCCCCCACACCCTCTGTGTAACTACACCCCAATGTAATTAGTAGTTTTTTTTTCATTTAATCCTCTAAAAGTTCTTTTAATTCCGGAAAAGTCTGTGTGAAATTAGTTTTTCTGCGCTCATCATGTTGTTTAAAAAATAATTTTAAATTTTTTAAAGCAATTTCTTTTTCTGAAGGTTTCATATTAGCACCTTCCTTCATCCATTGTAGATTTCTTTCAGCTTTATCAATTTCAAAGTCTCTAAATCCTCGGAAATCTTGTTTAACTTCATCTGACCTATTCTCTTTCATGAACTTTATGGATTTTTCCAGATATTTATGATATTTAGGCGGTAGTATTTGTATACACTGCCATAAAGGATATCGTAACAGTGGAATATCAAATCCTATACGCTGTCTAGGATTTAAAATAAAATCTGGGTGTTTATACCAAGGATCAATTATAGGAATTTTTTTAATTCCTTGTTTTTCTCTAGAATATTTTTCTCGTAGCTTTAATATGTACTGTAAAAATTTATCAAACTTAGGTAAACTTAAAATGTTAAAAGTATTAATAAAAGTAATGTTAACTTGATTAGTTTCTTTTAAAATATATTCAATATTTTTTTGCAATTGTTTAAAATTCATACCATGACGTATATATTCAGCGTGTTGTCCATACGAATCTAAACTCACAAAAACGGTTACGTTTTTACACGCAGGCTGAACGTACCAATGATTACCAGAACTCGGATTAAATTTTTCATCATCTTTCCAAATATGTATTTCTTCGATTTTTTTTATTTTTTCTACAAATTTATGTAATAATTCTTGGTTCGGGGGACATAAATTAGAAGTAATGCTCAGTTCTAAATCTGAATTTGGATTTTCATTGATGTAATCTAACACTTTAAAAGTATTATGATCCATTAATGGTTCTCCGCCAGTCATTCTAAAAACTTCAAGATTTTTATATAGTTTAGGCCACCATTCCCAAAAAGCCTCTACATATGGATTATCCCTATTAGATACTTTTAATGGCATGAGTCCATCACGTTTTAAATAAAAAATATTGTTGTGTTCGCCCTCATGTATTTTATAAGAACCATGTTGTTTTATTTCTTCCTCCCACGTAGAACTTAGATGGGGGCTACAATAGCTGCATTTAAAATTACATGCTTGATTAAAATTTACTTCCACATATCTTGGTTCTATATTATCTTCGGCACCAACTTTTTGTATTTCTTTAACAGAATTTTGAGCCCAGGGCTCACCACTTCTATAAATTCTGTCACTTCTTCCCCCAACATCTTCTATCCTCCAGCAATATTCACAACCGGCTGGGCGCTCGCCGGCCAACATTAGTTTTCTTTCTTCCTTTTTATGTGGTGTATTATGCAATATTGAAGGATCTTCCTTCAATAATTCTAATGGTATTGGATGCGTGGGAGGATGATAACAACTGTGTGTTCTTCCATTAGTTAAGTGTAAAGAAACTTGTGCCCATTTAGCATAACACATGCTATTAGAAATTACAGATAACTGTTTTTCTGCCTTATCGGCATTACTATCATAAAAACTTTTCATATCTCACCCATAAACTTTGCAATTTTTTCAGCAGCATTATAATTACTACCACTACCAGAATGTAATAAGTCTCTGGCCTTTTTATCATTAGAGAAAACTAAATTGGAATTAGTGAAATGTGCTGTCTGTTCAAAAAAAGATCCCATAACTAATTTACATTTGTCTTCCCAAAAGCTTTTAGCCATCATAGAATTAAACATACCTCTAGCATTAGCATTTATTTCATCATAATTAAAAGAATCAAAATAATTAGTTTGTATAGGATCTACTGTATATTTTGTAGATACCTCACTGCAATTCCAAGGTCCAACATGCGCTACACTTGTTTTGTTAAAAATTAAATCACGGTCTAATGTTGTCCATATATAAACAATACTATAAGGTATACCAAATAATTTATAAAACAAAAAAGAATTTACTGTATTAAAATAAATTGAACTAGAAGGAACTCCTAAATTTATTACATTTTTACCGGTCAACATTTTTAAATGATGACCTATGGTTTCATCTTCAGCAACTGAGGAACCAAAAGTCAAAGAACAACCAAATAATATTATAGAATTTTTTATTATTTCTGGTGTTAGTGTAGAAAGTTCTCCTGTTCTATAACCATCACTATTAATATTGTAAATTACTTTTTTAGTTCTGTAGTGCCAATCTTCTGGTTGTGTACTTAAATTAAAAATGTATTCATCTTCTTCTCTTTTATTTAAAAAATGCTTTGTAGAGTACTTTGCAACCCAACCAGGCAATAATTTATTTTTATATCTAGGAGTAATTTTATCTAGAATACTTTTTGGATGAAACCAATGAAATTTTTTATTTACAGTTTCACCATTGATAATATTCATATTAGATGAAGTTAAAAGCTTGTAAATTTTTATACATTTGTTCTGCAATGATTTTATGACCTAATACCGAGGGATGGCCGCATGGTGTTAACATACCGCGCGGAGTTCCTTTATGTTGATTACACCATTCCATCCAATTCAAAGAGCGAGCGTTTTCACCTTCTAAATCGAACAGATAATCAATAACACTAATTTTATCTCCTAATATAATATAATTGTCCCAAGGTATAGAGTCAACTAATTTCACGAACTGTTCTTGCTGCTTTCTATCTGTTATATGAGGAGCAAAGCCTTGTATAAATGCTTCATATGTAATATACATATCAAATGCATTTACAAATGCAAATTTAGCATTATGAGCTTTACACCAGGTCATTGCTTCCTTTATATTACCAATACATTCTAAAATTCCAAAAGAATCTGACCATACGTGGTCATGATATGCTTGCCAAAGAGACGGCATAGTAGCATTTTTGTCCCAGGGATGTGGCCACATCGCATAAAAATGATGATGGTCATTAAAAGCTTTAGATATAAAATCAAACCGGTTGATACTGCTCAACATAAAAATTACTATTTTTTCTTTGGCCTTCTCTAAACCTAAATCTGGATGATAATATAAATCTCTAACTGCCGCTCTATTACCACAACCTCGTTGACCTAAATTAACCGGGGTCCATCCAGGCATATGATTCTTACATAGTTGATTTACCCAAGAACCTTCATATTCCAACTCATATACATTAATAGAATAATCTTTATGGTGATTACCAGTCAAGTCCCATTCATAGTGTTCCCATATATTCCAGGGAACTGCTCCTTGACCTTGGGTAAAACTATCACCAAGACCTATAACAATTTTTGAATCTTCTGTAATAACAGGATAACTTTTTCTCCACATAATTCACCCAAAATATTGTATGTAATAACGTTCAAGTTCTAAAAAGGCCGGCGGCTCTTTTCTTATTGTATTTATTTCAATTTGCTTTAAATTATGCTCTAGAATATCTTGCATACCTTCAAACCATTCAAATTTATTTTTTATGGAATCAATTTTTTTAGTATTTTTTATTAAAGCTTCTAAACGATCCCATGTGTCCATAGTATCATAACTCTCATCAATAAAAGGATGAAAAGTTTTATAACCTAATTTTTTTAATTCCTTTAAAGAATATTTTCCGCCCCATATTGCGAATGGAGTAGAACAACATATAGGCTTAAAGGTTTTTTCACTCAAAAAAACAGATTTTTCTTTATCTCCACATGCAGCTTCTGGAACTATAGAAAAGAATGTATCCAAACAAACATCATCATTAAATCTATGAATATAGTGTAAATCGTTTAATTCATTATTTGATTTTTCATAAACCAATTTTGGAAGAATTTCACTGGATTTTTCAATCTGTTCTCTGGTTAATTCTTTTCCTTCCCATGAGCGAACATGTCTTCCATAATCATTCATACTAACTAAACCAGAATCCAATAGTTGTTCTTCGAGCAATCTTACAAACATCCATACTCTATGCTGTCTTTGTCTTTTGTTTAAACACGCAAAGGTTTTGATATTTTCAACGTGCTCTTTTTTATAAGACACATGTTTTTCAAAAGTAGGAAGAGGAGTATCACTTTGATTTCTTTTAATAGAATCATAATAAACTACATGCTCAAAATGTGGATAACCTATAGCTCTTATTCTACTATCATAACTAATATTTCTAGAATCACACCACACATGATAGTGTAATCCTGTCATCATATTACCTGTCACATAAAAAATACACCGCGGATTTAATTCATATAAACTACACTGACTGTGAAAAAATTCCCAAATATAATCTTGATGATATCCTTCTAAACTTTGGTCTATAACTAGCATAGCTTTTTTATTTCGAAGGTCCTTCAAATAAACTTCTGGTAAGTTAGAAAATAACTCAGGTTTAGCCCAATCATCAGGACCATGAGAAACACCGATAGGTATTATATACTTATCTACTGAATCCGTATTTTCAGGTGTAATTTTATTAAAAATAATTTCTCTAGGATGATAATAATTATTATATCCTTTCAAATCTGAAATTGCCTGCATTAAAGTAACTAATGGAGATGCGTGAGTTATAGGGTTTCCTGAAGGAGTTTTTTCAGAAAACCCTAACAGATTACTATTAGTTTCGTAACTTTCGTAACAAAGATTTATAATCATTTTATCTTTTAGAAGAGTGAGTGTTAACCTATTTTTCTAAGCAAAGATTCTTGTTCACACATCTTCCAAAAATTTATCATTTCTGGAAAAGTTTCTAGAAAATTTGTATTTCTTCGATAATCAAACTCACAGAACCAATTATAAAAATCTGCTCTACCTTCCTTTATTTTAGTAATTGAATAATTTTCATTAGCAGATGAAGATGCCATATAATCTCTTACTCTTCTGAATTTCTCATATTCTAAGCTAGAGAATTTTGTTACATCACTATCATCCATATTATTTTTCAAAAATTCTAAGGTTTTATCCATATACGGTAGATAATCTTCTAAAGGAAGAATATTCATATCATACTGTAGTGGCTCTTTCAAATAAGGAGTATCAAATCTTATTTTTCTTTCTGTAGGGTCTAATGTATTAATAACAGGTATAAATTCATCATATTTTGCTCTCCATTCTAGGATTTTTTCTAGGAGTAACGGAAATGTGGTCACAGATAAAATATTAAATGTGCACATAAATGTGATAGGAGACTTAGTAGTTTTAATGTAAGTATCTAGATTTTGTTCCCAAACCGCCAGGTCTAACCCAGTTCTAATATACTCCGCTCTTGGTCCCCATGTATCTATACTAGTCCATAATTTAAACTGTTTAATTTTTTTCTGTTTTATTAAACGTGACACTGTGGTTCCTAGCCTTTCTACCCACTCATTTTTACCACCTAGATTACTATTCATATTTAATTCTAGGTGTGGCAATGGCTCAGAATCCAAAGAATCTAAAAGATTCCAGGTGCTTTTATGCATCAAAGGCTCGCCGCCTGTAATACGTAATATATTAAGAGTATGCTTCATTTTGTCCCACCAATCCCACCAAGCCTTTACATAAGGATTTTCATCCTCATTTTCAAAAACTGTATATCCAGTAGGCTCTAACCGATGATTTTTTACAGAATCATACGGACCAAATTCACGTATTTCAGCATTGAATCTAGAACTTGCAGTAGGATGACAATAACCGCATTTAAAATTGCATTGATTGGAAAAAGAAAGTTCTATGTATTCTGGATTAATATTGTAATCCGCACCATGCAAAAGAATATCATCCAATCTTTCTTTGGTGTAAATAGATGAATTTCTTATATGCCTATCAGACACATAATCCTCTCCGAGTTTTTCTACGTTCCAACAATATTGACACCCAGAAGGTTTTTCTCCTTTTAACATTGACAATCTTTCTTGTTTTTTAATAGGAGTATTATGTAATAATGAAGGATTAGAGTCTAGACCCTCTAATGGAATTTTATGTGGCGGTGGATGATAACAACTATGTGTATGTCCTGTTTGAAGATAAATTTGCGAGTGATGCCATTTAGCTAAACAGAATGTTGGGCTAATGGAATTAATTACAGGTAAAGTATTTTTTATTCTTTCTAAATCACTCATGTTTTATAACCTATAGTCATATATCTGTTAAATTCTGTACAATTCAATAAACCTTTAAATACTATTTGATCCATTTTATTCATTTCTAAAAAATTTTCTAAAGACGAAGAGCATCTAATATGCTCTTCACAATCATAAAAATTGTTTCCTTGCAAAATTATAGGGACATTCGTGGGAACTTTAGACAACCATGTATCAAAAGTTTTTTGCGTTATATGTTCCGTAGATGTATTTATTATTAAAGAAGTTTTTTTAGAAAAATCATTAAAATTTTCCATATTGTCAACAATGAAATTTATACGGTCATTTTTTAATGACAACCGATTCCCATAATAAACACACTCTTCATCTAAATCTATACTATAAATGGTTGTTTGAGGATAATTATCACGGATAAGTTGTGCTAATATACCGAACCAACCCCCAAAAATATAAATGGAGGACTTTTTCCCGATTCTACAATGGTTTTTTAAATTTTCTAATAACCAATATTTACTATTAATTTGGCTAGCCCAAAAATTTTCTAGAATACGGTATTGTGAGTATCCTTTTTCCTCTCGTATTACATTTATCCATTGTATAAACCTATTTGGATTAAGCATAATTAGGGATATATGAAAGGATCTCGCTCCTTCATTTTTTTAAAATTCCTTTTGACTTTGTATTTCATTAAAATGCTATAAAGATAATCTACTAAAATGTCTAGGTATTTCATAATGGGTTCAAATGTAAAATTTTGTTTTGGAATATTTTTTCGCATGAATAAGTTTCTTCTAAAATTTGAAAGGTTTTCATAGCATAATAAAAATTTAACCCTTGCACAGGAACAATACGCATCATATTTTGATATGAAGGAGTTTTTACACCAAAAGTTAAATATATCCACTTTGAATAATCTTTTGCAGAATCAATAAAATCGTACTCATCCATGTTTTCTTTGCTAGTATCAAAATAAAAATTATGCGGTATAATATGCCAATCTGAATACACATTTAAATTTTCCGTGGCGTACTTATACGCCACTTCCCAAAAATATGCATCTCTTGTTTCTGCGGTGACCACTAACGTATTAATGAAAGACAAATATCTTTCAATTGAAGATTTAAATAGATAGGTTTTTCTGAGAACTTTTTTACGCATTGTATTAAACGCATTATCTTCATCAAGATATGCGGAAAAATCTACAATGTCTGGCATAGTATAAATTTCCAGATTAAAAGCTTCTTTATTCATGTTTAAATATTGACTGCCGCACTTATAAGGAGCTACAATCATGTGATTTTTTTCTTTTTCGAAGTAAATAATCATGTTTTTATAGTATATTTTTCTAGTGAATGATTAATTTGATTGTTAACACGAACAAATTGTGTTTTTTTAGGTAATTCTTCAATGGTTTTTGCACCTACATAGGCACATGTTGAACGAATGCCCCCTAAAATGTCGGAAATTGTGTTTTCCACAGGTCCACGATAGGGAATTTGAACAATTCTGCCCTCGGAAGCACGATAATTTTTCACTTGGTTGTGTTTTTTCTGGGCTGCATGGCTACTCATCCCGTAAAAAGTGACTTTTCCATCGTGTATTTCTTGTTCTGACTCGTCATGACCAGCAAAAATACTACCGGCCATCACCATTTGGGCTCCAACCCCAAATGCTTTTGAAAAATCGCCAGGAAAAACACAGCCGCCATCACTTTGCACACTTCCAGACACTTCATCTGCGGCCTCGGCGCACTCGGCCAGTGCGGAAAACAGGGGAAATCCCACTCCTGCCATTCGCCGAGTAGTACACACAGCTCCTGTACCAATGCCTACACGTGCTAAATCAGCACCGGACTTGATAACTCGCTTAGTTGCTTCAGCAGTTGTGACTGTTCCTGCCATAATAAAGGCTTTCGGTAAAACAATTCTTGTTTTTCTAATAAAATCATAAAAAGGATTCATATAACCATTAGCCACATCAATAACTACCTTGACAGTAACATCACCATAATAATGTTGCATTAGTTCAGAAATAACTTTTGCCTTGTGTAAATCTTCATCCGACATGCCAATAGTGATGAAAGCGAAATCCTTTACACCAGGATTCCCCGACCTCATGGCATAATCCCAACGTTCAACACTATGATGTTTTGTGATAGCAGTAAATACTTGATGTTTAGCTAATGCGGCACACATAGAAAATGTACCGACACCGTCCATGTTAGCAGCAACAATAGGAACTCCAGTAATACTGGACCCCCATTTACCCTCAATTGTAGTAACTAAATCTACTTGACTACGGGAAGTGATGTCAGAAAATTGTGGAACAATTAAGACATCATCAAAATCTAATTTTATATCCATCACCCAACCTTCTTGGTCACAGTTTCATACAAATCTTCAAAGTTTTTGTGAAGTTCCTGCTCTTCACTAAAGTTACCCTTATGATAAGTTCTTGCCAACTTATTTAGTACTTTTCTATTTAGCTGCAAATCATCACAAATATCCTTCTTGATTTCCTTCAACATGTCTCGTTCTGCTTCCATTCTTGCCATGGATGCTGAAATGTCCTTTAATGCTCCAAGGAGTTTGAGCTTATCTTCCGGGGATGTAGGTAGTGTCATGATGTATTCTCCATAATTCAAAGTTGATTCCAGGATCAGATTTTCTGAACCGTGGATATGCAATAGTAGCATGTGTGAGGATAGGTTTTTCTTTGCTATCCGGATATCTTATATTAATATAAGTCACTAATTTTTTCAAGCTCTCATACTGCTGATTGGTATAAGTCATATTATCACGACCTTGCAAGCATATTCCTATACTAAACTTATTCCAGCCAGTCAAGCCATTCCATCTTGATGTTCCCGCATGTTCGGCAATATTTTTTAAATCCATGAATTGATGTATGGTGCCATCACGAGAAATAAAATAGTGATATGCTAAACCACGGATTCGTAACACTCGGCGCGTAAACGAAGCACCAAAATTTCCACCATCGTTATGAATTACAATATAATTTTGTGTAGTGTCCCGCTTACCTGCGCTCGGTAAGAAGTTCTTTACTACTGGGGGTGTTAGTAGTTGTAGCATTAGTAATAGTTCCAACATATACATCTCCTTTCTTGGGGACTATAAACCAAGCAACAAGATAGGCAGTGATGATAGGA